TCGTTGCGAGTGAACTTATCAGCAATCTCTGCAAGCTGCGATACGGGAACAAGTCTAAATGGATCTCTAAAGTAGATTATAGACTGTCCCTGCTTCCTTGCAGTCTTTGACAAGAACTTACGTTTCATCTCGTCGGTAATGGCAGCAAGTACGGGTTCAATCGTTCGGTTATTGTAGTTGAGCATTGTAGCTTCATTCGCCGTTCCATCAAACACGTCTTTAGTCAGACCAAGCTGATTGTAGAGATCTTGCTCTAATTCTTTTGCCTGAGCCCAAAGATTGTTTTCAAGCGGGCGATTCAGCTGAGTAATTCTCTCAGTTCCATCAATGTAAGCAATTCCGTACTTTGACCCAACGAGCTGATCCTCAATCATCCGCCTTCTTTCATTTGCCTGATTCTTTCTAAGTTCGCTCTTTACAACGTAAGGAAGCTGAATAATTAAGTCAAGCTTTCCGGAAGCAGTCTGATTGTTAAGGCTATCGAGATTGTTAAATGTTCTAATCAGTCTTTGCAATGTCGAGTTCTGCTCATTCATGATTGAATAAAGCGGATTTACGACGATTGCAGTATAACTTTTTGCGACCACAATCTCTTCGTTTCTGCCAGTTCTCTCATTGTAAATTCTGACCTTTACATGCCTCGGAAACCATTCGACAACCTTTGCAACCCTTAATGTTTCGATGTCAAAGCCTTCGCTAAGCTCCGGATTTACAGGTCCGAACGAAGATTTAAACCTCATATCTGTTGGAACGATTGCAACAACGCCCTCATCGAACATACTTTCACAAATATCTTGGATTAAAGCCCTGCCAGTCTGGTCGATGTTGGCGCTAACGTTTAAGCATTCGTTTAAAGATGAGTTAATCGTCTCTTTGTAGTTTCCGTTATCATCAAGCCTGACGTGCTCAATCGTTACTGAGGCAACGTCAACAGCTATTCGATTCGATATAGCCTTGATAATGGAACGGTCTCCGTTATAAAACATTGCAGAAGTTCGATCCGGTCTAAAACTGCTTCCGGGTCCAACGTCAACATATTGCCTTACCGGGTCGTTTCCATTAAAAGCATTCCAGGCGCTTTTAATCCTGTCTGTTATACTCGCCATTGGACGTTACCCCCTAGTAATTAAAATTTCATAGTTACACCAAAAACTACCTAGCTTTCCTTCTTGTATGGGCACCAGACGACGTCATTCGAGTTCCACGAATATTATAAGCACCGCGTTTATTGAGACGCTTAGCACTCGTCGAAGTATTCGTATAACTCTTTTCCCTGCTGTTTCTAATTACGTCATTTGCAGCCTTATTGCGACGTCTCGAACTTGTCAGAAGGTTGGCAGATCTCTTTGCACTCTTACCAATGCTGTTTGCCTTTCTTTTAGCAGAGTTTGCAATGCCACTAGTCTTTCTTTTTGTGGTATTAAGAGCATTCTTATACTTAGTCTTTAACTTGCTAAAAGTACTGGAGGCTGGCTTTTTAGTACCAGAAAACTTATTCTTTCCGGTGCTAAGGGCATTCTTGAACTTGCTGCTAAGCTTGCTAAATGAGCTTTGCTTCTTTTTATTCGGTTTGTTCTTGGCGGCGTTTGCTTTCTTTCGTTCGTTGCGTCTGTTAATAGCGCCACCAAGGGCAGTAGATGCAGCCTCTCTTCTTGTACTAAGATACGCTCTTTCGCTCTGGTAATCGGACTTAATAGCTCTGGCCTCATCTCGAGCTGCTCCAAATGAACTAAGAGCTTTATCCTTAATGCCGTTCATGGCACTCGAAACTTTGCCAACAGTGCTTTTAACTTTACTCCCTACAGAAGAACCATCGCCGCTTCCCTCATCGTCGTAGTAATATCTGCCGTTTTTGATGTACTTATACTTGTGGCCACTTTTCCAATGTGTACCTTTAGCAGAATGCTGCAGGTAATTTCTATAGTCATTCGCAGGGTACATGCCAGTCCACCTCTAATAATTAGCCGACTGCTTTCTCTACAAGTGCGACTACTTCTTCAAACTTCTTTAAAATATCTTTCTTGTCCTTGCCATTCGGAAGGTACTTTTCGATGATCGTTACGAATCTCTTGAGCTCGCCAAGAATCATGCCCTTGACCTTCTTCTCAAGTTCAATCTTTTTCTTTGCCATTTTTAGTTCTCCTTAGTTAAATAACGACGAGAGGAATTTCTTGACTCTAGACTTCTTCTTATTCTTTCTAGCGCCTTTTGCCTTATAAGGGTAAGAAACTCTATCAGGCTTAGGGCTCGTGTTGTTATGCTTCTTGAAATCCTCTTGATCTTTGTAATAGACTTTCTTGCCATTCGAATTAATGTATCCGTCGGGCTTAGGATTTGTGTTGTTATGCTTCTTGAAATCCTCTTGATCTTTGTAATAGACTTTCTTGCCCTTCGAATTAATGTATCCGTCGGGCTTGGCATTCGGCGAGAGAGTAACAGTCGTTGTTGTAAGCTTGCCACTCTTCTTATAAGACAGTCCGCCATCTCTATTTAAATAGCCATCTGGTGTCGGATTTGTGTTATTATTACGCTCGAACTCTTCCTGATCGTCATAGTAAATCTTTTTTCCTTTTGAGTTAATATAACCATCAGGCTTTGCATTCGGCTTAAGAGTTGCATAAGTATAAATCCACTTTCCGCTCTTTCCTTTGTGTCTTGAAATATACTTATGATGTTTAGCCTCGCCGCCTTTGCCCCAGTGCATCAAATAGTTTCGCCAGTCATTTTCTGGATAACCATAGTATTCGTTCATCTATTTTTACCTCAACGCATAAAATATCTGCAGTGTGATTACTCAAACGCATCCTTATTAAGTTTGTAAGCAACATATGCATCCATCATAGCTGCTACGTTATCAATCTTTTGCTCATAACGCTTCTTTAAAAGCTTCCTGTTGCCGTTGGTATCCTCCAAAGTAATGCAGTTTCCCATGGTATAGACCATTAGTTCCTCATCAAATAAAAGCATCCGTTCTTCGGCAAGTTTCTTTAACTCTCCCAAAGGAACGGATTCTGTCTTTGCGCCCTGTATTACTTTTTCAACGCCAAACTCGGAATTCTCTCTGCACCATCTCTCGACGAACTCTCTTGCATTGTACGGGTCATAGCCAAATGTTCTAACATCGTATCCCAACTTTTGAATATGGTTGTCTAAATCCTCGTAGACATCCATCATGTCAAGAACTGTTCCTTCAAGTACAATAAGGCTTCCTTCTTTAATGAACTCTTCGTACTTAACTCTCATGGCTGACGGAAGCTTAAGCAAAGTATTAGAAGTAATATAGCTTCTTGTCTTAATTCCAAAGCAACCGTTTGTAAGAGGAAATAGGAACGTAAATGCACAGAAGTCGTCTCCCTGAGAAAGGTCGGCGCCAAGTGAGCAAGCCATCTGCCAATAAGATCTCTTCTTATGCGGCAGTGTTTCTTCGTAAGTAAAGAAGTATGTGTAGCCCTCCATCGGTATTCCAAAACGCTTTGCCAAAATATCGTTTCGAACTGCCGGATTGTTCTCAGCTCGTTCGACATCCAACTGATACGTTTCATACGTAACAGTCTTGCCAATATTTGGGTTAGCCTTTGGCCACATAGCAGGGTTTGCTACTTCTTTGATATCATCAAGGCAATACCACCAGATGGAAACATTCGGAGCAACGTACTCGCCCTTCAATATTTTCATAAGCTCCATCTTGACGGTATCACCAGCGCCATTTCGAACGGTACCTTCTGAACTTGTTGCAATGATCACATAGTCATCAAGTTTTGAAGCACCCTGTTCGATAGCGCCTATGACGTCTTCTCTAATGTCTCCAGAAAGCCACTCGTCAACGGTTGCGACTTTTGGTCTCATTCCCTGCAGCTTATCAATTGACATCGGGCGAATATCCAGCAAAGATCCAGTAAGAAAGTTCTCGATGCCCTTCTTTGTGGATGCAAGCTTCACTCTATTTGCCCTGCTGCCTGTTGTATTCTGCAGAGAGCCTTCGGTTAAGAATTTAAAAAGAGGACCTCTGGCCCTCGTAATTGCAGTTCTTATTGGAGACATTACTTCTTCTGCCTGTTTCATTGTTGGAGCAGTAGTCATCTGATATGTTGTTTCAGTATCTACTATAAGAAAGTAGCTCTGAATATCCGAATCGTACAAAGACTTTGCAGCTCCTCGTCCGACAATCAAGTACTGCTTATTAATAAGCCGCTTCTTAATCATCTTCCTTACATACTTTCCAGGCTGTCCATTTTGTCCTGGCTCGTATACGCTTCGTTCTACAAAGTAATACCAGCCAAATATCTGTTCGCCCCACAGCTTAAACGAATCGAGAAGGTGAAGGTCAGAGCCATCAGTAAGTGTCAGCTCATTTTCACAAAATCTGATCCAACCTTCAATAGCTCTGTCGTCATAGTAAACGCCGGGGTTTCTGATAAGATCGTCGATTCTATTCATCTCCATCGAGATCTTTTCATTGACCGGAATTTCGCCTCGTATCACAGCGTCTCGAAACTTTCCGTAATAAATCGGAACAGCTGTGTTTGATAATCCCAAAATTTATCTCCTATTATTTGTTCTTATTTTTCCCAGTAGCAACAGGACCAGTAAGAAGCTTCCTATCTCTTACTATGTTGGCGTACATGTTATACATACCCATGGCGACGTTCGCGACATCCTTCATTGTTTGCTTACCGGCTCTCTCAGCAGCAGACTTTTCCATATCGTTCATCTGCTTATCTCTCTTCCAAGCAGCAGTGACCTGATCATCATCGTATGCACCAGGATTACGTAAAATATCTTCCACGCTCGGAGTAGATTTCTTCCTATTACGCTGTTTAGTAATGTCGTCGAGATCTTGCTGCCTAGCCTTTGCTGCCCTGACCTGAGCATCTGTATACTTACCAGGATTAGCAAGCACGTCTGCAATAGAAGGAGCGGTCTTAGACTTCTTGTCTTCGCCATTAATAATATCCATGACGGATTGAACCTTGTTATAAACCTCGATGCCGGTAGAAGCAACTTCAGAGAACTTCTTAGCAGTTGCGATCATTGAGTTGACCTTGCCCCACTTTTTCTGATACTCAGCTTCCTCAATGTCGGCAAGTCTCTTTCGTTCAGCATTCTTAAGGTTCTCCATCGCCTGGTTTCTCGTTACGGCATCCTGAAGCTCCTTTGTAGAAAGATGAGGAGAAAGCTTAATAATGTCAGCAGGAGTACCTGTCCTGAGAGTTTTCTCTTTATCTTCCTCGAACCTACGTTTAAGCTCCTCGTCCTTCTTCTGCTGAGCAAGCTTTTCTGCTCTTGCCTTTCTAGCCTTTTCCAGATTCTTAACTCTCTTCTTCGCACGAACTTTCTTATCGTGGTTAGCCTTTATACTCTTAATCTTTTCGCCAGCTCTTGCTTTAGCAGCCTTAAACGCAGAAATCGGATACCAGGCCGCTTTTCTAACGCCCCAATGCATGCCGGTGACACCGTGATGTTCAAGGTAGTCTCTGTAGTCGTTCTCAGGATAGATTAAAATATCTTCCAAATTAATCACCTCCTTGAGTTAACCAGCTCTACGTTTCTTACCTTTTGACGAAGATCTGTATCCAATTTGCGTATCTTCGTACGAGTAGTTTCCTTGCGATTTGCTCTTAGAAGATTTCTTTGCTTCGCTTTCGGCAATCCTCTTCTGGCTTCTGTCGTAGGACGCCTTTGCACCAGCATAAGATTCCTTTGCTCTAGCATTCACGTGGGAATCGATGCTATCACGCACGCCCTTAGACATATGGTAACCAGCACTAACTGCAATAGTTCCGACCGGCCCTACCAGAAGATCGGTAAGGATCTCCATTCCAGCAGTAGTCTTTCTGCCCGTAAGAGTCTTCATAGGTCTCTTAAGAGCTGTCATCGGAACAACGCCATCAACGATTCTTTGACCAATACTCTGTCCACGTTTAATGGAATGATACTCAGCACCAGACTTTGCATTATAAGCTCTTACGTCATGCAGATGCTTTCCAAGTCTAGTCTTAGAAGCGTTCTTAAGACGCTCCTGGGTGTACATCCTATTTCTTTCAACAGTTTCGCCACGGCCATGACCTAAGAGCTCACTTGCTTTATTGACAATGCCCTTTGCGGCCTTAGTTGATTTTAAAATATCTTTGTGTGTATTCACAAAGTTCTGCCCGCGGATCTTCATTCTGGCTTTAAAGCCCTGACCATCTTTTGCCATTCTAGCTTTTCCGGCAGATGTAAGAGAACCATCATAGTTCTGATAACGTCTCACACCCCAGTGCATACCTGGAACGCCGTGATGTGCCAAGTAATTTCTATAGTCATTCGGAGGGTATAAATAAATTACATCGCTATTCATTTCTTTACCTTTCTCTAGTTTAAAGAGAGCGGCTCCGACTGAAAGGCCTCATCAAATCCATCGAAATCTTCAAGCGGAGTTATTGCTCTTACTATTCCAGTCCGCTTGTCGACAACATAAAACGGATCGTTGAAATCACCGTACGATCCAAGCTTCTTATCAGGAGCAAGGAACAGGTAATTTCCTCTATAGCTGTGCGCAGACTGAATCTCAGTATTCGGATGTGCTTTAAGCACTAACTTGGCTGCTTCTTTAACGGTATACATGCTCCACTCCTTTACATTACATAGTCCTTTATGGCACTTGAATTCATCATTGCATTATCAAGTCTGGTTGATGATGCATACCACGTTCTTGACAGCACTCCGATTGCTTGCTCATCTTCAAATATCTTATTGATTTGCCCATCGATAAGCCTCAAATGACCATTCTTTACTTCATAACTAATAGCGTGACCGCCACCATATCCCCAGCTAATAAATAAAGAACCTCTGGAATTCTTCTCCTTTTCGAGGTTCTTTACTACGCTTTTTGCATAATCCGAGTTTAATCCAGCTCTAGCATTAAGCATTCTAGACATTACTTTATCGTGAGTTTCTTTTGTCCACGAAAT